TAGAATCCCTCCACCTGAGACGTAGGAGCTTTACCCATTATTTCGGCGCACAGGTATTTCAGATGCTTATTCGCCCGATGAGCCGCCGTGAAATCAGTCTCAGCCCATGCCTGACACAGGGAAAACAGGTCTTCATATGCCCCGATATCACCCGGTCTGTTCTCGATAGCCCCCAGAATGGAGGTTGACAATCTCTCATAATCCATACTCTCACCTCACAGAGCGTCAGCTTGTTCAAACGCTTTCAGCAGTTTTGGAAACTGAATTGCGAAGAAATCCACCATTTCCTCGTTCTGCGCCCAACTGGAATTTTCGGCAAGGCCGCTTTCAAATAGAAATGCGTGAATGATCTCATGCCGCTTCACCTTGTTTGTCTGAACCAGAAGGTTTTGCTTGCAATTTGGTTCCCCCTTGCTGTCTTCGTAATTTTCGACCAGCATCTCTTTCGTAGTTTCATCACAGAAACCGTCACAATCCTTGAGCCTTGGCTCTTTGCTTCCCTGACATACTGTAAGCGTATATTCAGCTCCCAAAACGTCGATTTTCATAAATTCCCTCCTGATACAAAAATAAGGGCTGCCCGTGCGTATCTCAGCACAAGCAGCCCTTCGGCTATGGCTCCCACCTATGGGAACATTTATTCACTTATGGGTTTGCCCCCTATACATGCTTCATGATCTCTATCAGCACGAATATGGGGAACAGAATAATTAGCAACACCCACATAGGTCAGACCTCCTTATTTCAGTTCGCAGTCAGTGAATCCACCTCTTCCAATGCATTTTCCTTCAAATGTAATCGTATCTCCCACTTTGACTGTTTTCAGGGCATCTTCCTGATCTTTCTCAAATTCTGCGTAGAAGTAAACGATGGTATTACCGACTCTGGCTTCCATCGTCAGTGTAGCGCCGCCTGTCAGATTCAGAAGCCCGCCGGTGCTCATTCCGTCGATTGTCGCAGTAATACGGTATCGGTTGTATCGGTATGTATCATTTGCCAAAAGCTCGTTCTCTTTGTATGCATTGTATATATCGTCGTAAGCAACAGAAGTATCTGCGGGTTCTGTGGTAGGTTCAGTTTTCTTCAATGTCGAACTTCCTGTTTTCTGCTCAGCGGATTTTCTGAGCATTGGAAGTACTTCTATTTTTTCATATCCGCATCGTGTACACCTCTGGACATATTCGCCGTCCTTATCGTCCGTGGGCTCTACCCGCCGAACATCTTCCATAGAATGCCCGAGTTTCTTTAAGGTTTCTTTTTTATCGCCACCGCAAAGATTACAATGGTACTTCTCGTACCCGTTTTCGGTGCAGGATGCTTCTTTGCTTTCCACCAGCTTGTATTCATGTTCGCACCATGTGGAAGGACTTGTTGACACTCCGATTATCAAAAATAAAGCAAAAGAAAGCCAGAACCATTTGACCCATTTCATTTTAGGCTTCTTTTGTATTTTCCGGATAACCCAGATGATGAGCAAAATAGGAAGTGCAAGTATTTCGATTGCAAAAAGCGTGTACATGGCGGTTGATACAGCTTGCATAATTATTCCTCCTTCAAAATCGGCTCATGCTGCCCGGGAACTGCATCCCAGGTCATTCTCTTTCCGCACAGGGCATAATTAAGATATTGCGTTACCATTTCCGGCGACCTTGCCATTTGGAAGTACAGCATTTCCTTTACTCGCCGCATCATGTCATTTTCGCCAGGCACAATCGTAATGCCCTCATTAACCAAATGAACCGTGCAATTCATTTTCTGGCAAGCCTGTAAAAATGGATAATACTCCGTTTCTCCACCCTCAAACATGAAAATGGATGGTATCTCTACTGTCCCGTTCCGCACAATTACATTGAAGTGTGGAACACTTTTATACCGCTCATTTAGTTCGGCATCAGATATTCTTTTCCCCATTTTGCAGTCTCACCCCTTTAGAATTGCTTCGTGCGTATTCTCACACATTTCTTTTCCGTACCGGTAATTCCCCCGGTAGGTATCCTCGTTGCCCAGAATCGTCTGGACTGCGGAGTGCTTGAACTCCTTGCCCTTCTTGCTCCGATATCCTAGCTCATTCAGCTTGTCTGCAATTCCTTGCAATGTACAGCCCTGGTTTCTCAACTCGAAAACCTTTTTTACAATCTCCGCCTCTTCCGGCACCACTGCAAGATGCCCGTTTTCAGCCCGATACCCAAGTGGAGGCTTCCCCCCGGCATAGCCGCCCTCTCTGGCTGTAGCATACCGCCCCATGGTAGTTCTTAGGGCGATATTGTCGCTCTCCAACTGATTAAAGGAAGATAGAATTCCAATCATGGCACGTCCCCACGGGGTAGTGGTATCAAGCGTTTCATTCAGGCTTATGAGGTCAACTCCGTTTGCCAACAAATCATCCTCTACAATCGCTAGAGTATCCCGTTGCTTTCTGGAAAGCCGATCTAGCTTAAAAATAACAATAGCTTCGATTTTACCCGCCCGAATATCCCGAAGCATTTCTTGAAGCCCCGGACGGTTTGTGTTTCTGCCGGTATACCCGTTGTCCTCATAGGTTTTCACATATTTCCAGCCCTTGCTTTCAATGCAGGCTTTCGCCATTCGCTCCTGCTCAGGCAAAGACACTTTCCCGTCCTCTCCCTGAGCCTCTGTAGATACTCTGGTATAGACACACGCCTTTTTCATCTCGTACATTTCTGCTTCCCCCGTACATCTTGTTTTCTGTATAATATCAGATTTACAATTATTTGTCAACTGTAATAATGCACAAATAGGAACTGCCTTTTTTGTTTTTGCCGGAATTTCTGAAAGGGGGGCTTTTTGATTTCGCGGGTACTTGTGGGCAGCGGCATTCCTTATTTTTTTGTGCGTGACATTTTTGGCTTTGTGATAGCTTCCTGATATGACATTCCGCACTTTTTTACCCTGTAATATACCGCTGGCTCTGTGATTCCGTATATTTTACACCACTCAGACAGCCTTTTCGTCTCTCTGCCTATTTCAATTCCGAGAACACCGTCTTTTTTCAAGGCAATTTCTGGTGGAACTCCATTTCGTATTCTTTTCAGAACAGTTTCCTTTTTAATCCCATTTTCTGCGCATTTTATTCTGAAATCCTTGTCAACTTTGCACTTTACGGCCTCTGCTACAGCCTCTTCAAAAGAACATCCAGCGTGTATCCGTCCGCTCATGACAGAATAATTCAGCCCAGTTCTTTTGCAAAAATCAGGAAGGGTTTCACCGTCATACAGCTTTACATTCCGCTTGTTCTTATTCTGATCGCCTCTGGGTATCCAGCGACAATTTTCGGGAGAATATCCCTTGTTGTTGTCAATTCTGTCTATTGTAAGCCCTTTTTCATACCCATTCTGGTTAGCCCATTCAACAAATGCCATAAAATCGTGTTCCCATTCATCGCACATTTTAATTCCTCTTGCACCATAATTGGGATAGTTTTTATCACTCTCATGGTTGCATCGCCTTTTTATCCCCCTCCACCTGCTATATAATTCGTGGTCTTCGTGTCTAGGCTTTTTTTGTTTTTCAACGATTTTTACGGGAGCACTTTTCACGCGCTGGCATTTGCAAATTCCTTTGTTCTTGCCTTTTACATAATCTTTCCCGTTGTGCGTCTGCTTTTCAAGGCCGCAGTGGACACAGCGCAGTGTCCACACCTGCCTGTGGTTGTCCCAATCGTAATCAACTTTTTCAACCCTAAAACAGCCATAAATCGTTCCAACCCTTGCCTGATAGAACATTTCTTGCTCTGCTTGTAAATATTTCATCCAAATCACCTCACATATATTATAGCGCCTTTTTTGTTTTTTGCAATATTTTTTAAGTGTAGTGGGATGATAATGGGCTACGTCGGTACTAGGTAGGCTAACCACCCAGCAATCCTCCCGGCCATATCCCCCGCCCCCTGTGCTTTCGCTGCTGCTTCTCCCGTGATGGAGCAGGAAGCGACGGATTCGATAATTTACATTTTTTCTTGAATTTCTGTAAAATAATGCTTGACATTTACGAAAATATCTATATAATAGTAAATGTAAACAAGAGCAAAACAAAAGCGCCCCCGCAATCCTACCAAGACCAACGGGAGCGCGCCACACAAGGAGGCACCGCTATTATATCACGGCCTCCGCAGAATTACAAGGAGGAATATTATAATGATTATCAACGGAAAGAACTATCTGTTACTAGAAAAGCGCGGCTGCAATTTTAATGGAGGCGTCCCGGCCACCACCAAAAGCGACGTTGGCAATTATCGTGTATGCACGATGGGCGAGACGATCCCCTGCAAAGACGGCCGGAATTATTTCCTTGAATTCTCCCTTTGGCAGAACCGCAGCCAGCCGCGCTATACAAACAAGCGAACCGGCGCACCGCTGAAACACCCCGCGCAAGAGATAATCAACCCCATCGGGCTACACATAGACACGCAATACACCGACGCAAGCGGCCAATCTTGGCGCAGCCTCGACCTAGAACAGCGCATCCACAAACGGAACCCCAGCTACACCGCCGCCGATATTCTTTCCATTGCAAACGAGATCAGCGTGGAACACTACGACGGCATTAAATGGGTTTATTCTTTCCGCGAGACCATCGAGCATGGCGCGAACTTTACGCCGGCCACCATGATTTCCACCTATGCGAAAAGAAACCGCCTGGAAATGGATTCCCGGTTCGGGACTCTCCTTCTCAGGCTTTACGCCGGAACATATAAATATCTAGCATACGACGTCCGCAGCTTTGGCGGCCGCGATACTGTAACCGTTATTCTTGAGGAGGTCGGCGCGTGATTATCCTTGCAATTCTGTTTTTCCCGCTGCTAGTTCTGGCGGAGCTGCTAAAAATCAGCAAATAATATTCAAGCCGTCCGGGCCTTGTCCCGGGCGGCTTTCTCTTTGCCCTGCCAACGTGGCGGGGCTTTTCTCTTCTACGCCCTGTAAGGCTTTCAGCGGCTTTCTAAGCGGATTTTATTCTTGTAATATACATTAACGCCGAGCATCGCTTCCCCCTTAAATTAAGC